AAGCAGGTCCGGGAATCGGGTGGTTCTCTGACCAAGTTACCCACTCCAGATCGTGCCCAGAAGTTGTATGACTGGCTTAAGGATAAACTACCCAGACATTTGGATGTTTGGATCATAGAAGCACCAGGAAGGATCAATGAAGTCAATGTATACACCATCGGTAGTCCTGACGGAAAGGGAAATTCGGATAGGAGTAGAGTCAGGAATTCAAAGGCAGCTAGAATGCCTGAGAGGGTCAAAAAGTGGAAGAGAGACCGATTCGGAGTACGAGAGAAAATATAATCCTGTTGGTCCTGGTGGTTTATGGACCAATCACATTGAGGGTGCCCTGGGTGAGTTTGCAGTTGCAAAGTTTTTAGGATTATATCCAAGTGGAATCACCGAACAGGATGCAACTGATGTAGGTGATCATTATGAAGTCAGAACCAGACCCAAGAGTTACTATGAATTATTTGTAAGGAAGGATGAGAAGGAAAAGAAGGGGGATAAATATTTCATATTAGTTCAGGGCAGTTATGGAGAATACACCATCCGGGGTTGGATTACTGGTTTTGAGGTTTTTGATCATCCTGAGTGGTTCCACAACAGTTCCGGGAAATTATCTTACTGTTACTGGGTCCCACATGAATTTTTAAGTTCAATTGAAACATTACCGAAAGAAGCACCATGTCAGGAAGAGATAATATCTTCTCAGAATTTATTGAAAAGTACAAAAGTGATCCAGTTCGATTCGTTAGAGACATCTTAGGTCAGGAACCAGATAAGTGGCAACAAGAGTTAATGGAAGCAACTCTGACTGAAAGATTGTGTGCAGTAAAGTCTGGACATGGGGTAGGAAAATCGACATGTTGTGCATGGTTGGCACTCCAGGCACTCTGTTGTACGTATCCTACTAAGGTAATTTTAACTGCCCCAACTTCTTCTCAGTTGTATGATGCACTTTTTGCAGAGTTAAAGTCCCAGGTATTAAGATTACCCCCTGCATTGCAGCAACTATTTGAAGTATTTTCAGAAAGAATAGTTTTAAAAGCAGACCCTTCCGGTAGCTTCATTTCATGTCGAACTGCCAGAAAAGAGCAACCGGAGGCATTGCAGGGTATACATTCAGGTGGTCCAGGGGATTCAGGGAAGGTACTCCTAATATGCGATGAAGCTTCATCCGTTGACAACGCCATTTTTGAGGCAGCAGGTGGATCTCTTAGTGGTAATGCGACTCTAATTTTGGTTGGGAACCCCACCCGGTCTGAGGGCTACTTCTATGATGCATTCACAAAATTAAAAGACAGGTGGTGGACCAGGACTGTTTCATGTGAAGATTCTTCCAGGGTTACTCCAGAGTACATTTCTGAAATGGAAGAGAGGTATGGGCGAGACTCCGGGACATTTTCCATAAGGGTTAGGGGTTGCTTCAGTGAGACAACAGAAGATACGATTATTTCAAATTCTCTTGTTGAGGCTGCAGTCACCAGGGATGTTGAGGTATCTGAGGTTGCCCCAATTGTGTGGGGTTTGGACATCGCAAGGTACGGTTCTGATAAATCTGCCCTATGTAAAAGGCAGGGTAATCATGTCCTGGAACCTATCAAGTCATGGGCAAAGTTAGATTTAATGTCATTGACTGGAGCAGTGCATGCAGAATATATGAAAGCACAAGCAGAGGGTAAGGTTCCCCAGGAGATAATGGGGGATTCAATTGCTTTGGGTGCTGGATGCTGTGATCGTTTGAGGGAATTAGGTCTTCCTGCAATTGATGTGAACACTGGCGAGTCTGCATCTGTTACTGGTCAGTACAAGAATTTAAGGGCAGAGTTATGGCACAAAGCAAAAGAGTGGTTTGAGCAGCTTAATTGTCGGATACCCAGAGATGAGAGGTTGATGTTTGAATTATGTTCCCCCAGGTACACATATGAGTCTTCCGGTAAGATCCGTATGGAGACAAAATCTGAGATGAAGAAGAGAATTGGACATAAGGGTTCCCCAGATTTTGCTGACAGTTTTGTCCTAACTTTTGCAGGTACCAGTGCAATTATGTCTGGTGCAACCGGAGGTTGGGCAAAACCTCTCAAGAGAAATCTTCCAAATCTTTACTGATGGATGAAATTAAGGGGAATGAGGTTGTAGAGAAATATATCCAGGAAGAGAACCGTCTTGTTACAAACAATCCACTTGGTCATAGACCCCAAAAGGATATTGGCTGGAATGATGGTAGGAACATAGAATTTATTGACTGGAAAAAAGAACCACCCAAGAAATGAAGAAAATTACTATTGGAAAAAAGTACAATTGTGAAGAAGAATGGTGGCATAGTCCCTCCATGAGTCAGAAACAGAAAGATCAGTGGAGATCATACGTTATTTCCAAACTGAAGGAACCATGTCCTGCAGTTGATGATAATACATCAAGAGAAGAGTTGGATTCCTGGAAGAAAGAATCCCCCCCATAAGGTACCCTATAGGGTACCTTACCCAATCCTCAACCAATGGTCAACCAATGGTCACCCAATGGTCAACCAATGCCCCTTTTTGATCACAAATCTCAGTAGCACCTATTTCCCCCTATTTAGGTGATATAATGAAGGAACGTACCTATGGTCTCCATAGGGTCACCCCAAAAAAACCTCATAGAGAGAGATCTGAGACCTTAAATTCTCACCAAAACACCAAAAATGGCCCAATACGACACACCTGAAACTGATGAAGAACTTCCAGGGTTTGCTACTGATGAAGAATCTGGTTTTACAGAAGAGATGGATGAAGAGGAGTTTGAGGGTTATGTAGCCCGGATGCTGGAAGATTCCATCCAATACTGTGATGAACTGTCCACTGACAGAGTAACTGCATCCAAGTATTACTCCGGTCACCTTCCTGAACAGGAGGATGAGGGTAGGTCTGGTGCAACTTCCTATGATACCAGGGATACTGTAAATGCAATCTTACCTGCACTGATGCGTGTGTTTTTTGGTGCAAACAAAATTATGCAATTCTCCCCAAAAGGACCAGAGGATGTAGCCCAAAGCGAGCAAGTCACTGATTATATTAATAATTTGATCCTGGAGAAGCAGCCCAACTTTTTCACGACAATGATGGCAGTGTTTAAGGATGCACTTATCAGGAGAGTGGGTGTGCTCAAGTTCTGGCATGAGGAATCTGAGAAAGTAACTTCTTCCAGGTTCTCTGGTCTGGATGAGCAACAGGCACAAATACTGGCAGGTGATGATGATGTAGAATCAGTTGAGATGGAACAATCAGGGCAGACCCCAGAGGGTATTCCCCTTTTCAATGTCACACTCACAAGAAGAGTAAAAGAGGGAAACATAAAAATAGAGGCCCTGCCTCCAGAAGAGTTTCTAATTTCCAGAACTGCAAAATCTGTTGAAGATGCTGATATTGTTGCACATCGTAGCTACAAGACGATCTCTGACTTGGTTTCTCTTGGTTATGATCGTGAGTCAATTGAGGAACATGCAGGTACAGAAGAAAGTTTTTCCAATAATGAAGAGTACTACAATCGACATGCAGATAATGCCACCAGGCACCAGGGAAATATGGAACCTGCTTCCCGGAAGGTTTTATATTGCGAATCCTATGTCAAAATCGATAAAAATAACGATAATTTTTCAGAATTGTTACGTGTTTGCACCATTGGGAATGCCCATAATGTGGTGAACACAATGCCTGTAGATCAGGTACCTTTTGTGTGCCTGACCCCAGATCCCACTCCACATTCTTGGGATGGTGCCTCAATCACCGATATCGTTGCTGATATTCAGAGAATTAAGTCAGCAATCCTCAGAAATGTCATGGATTCGCTTGTTATGGCAGTAAACCCCCGGATGCTTGTGCAGGAGGGTGCCTGTAACATGGGAGACGTTCTCAATACTGAAGTTGGGAGCATTATAAGAGCTAAAAACCCCTCTGCAGTTACCCAACTTTCGATGCCGTTTGTGGGTCAGGCTGCCTTACCAATCCTGGGAATGTTAGATGAGATAAAAGCCTCCCGGACTGGAATCACAAAAGTTAGCCAGGGTCTGGATGTTGAAAACCTGACTTCAACTGCAAAAGTTGGAATTGATGCTGGTGTCAAAGCTGCACAAGCCCACATTGAACTGATTGCCAGAATATTTGCCGAAACCGGATTAAAACCACTGTATAAGGGTGTTTTAAAGCTAGTTTGTCAGCATCAGGACAGGGAGCAGATGGTTCGGCTCAGAAATCAGTGGGTACCAATTGACCCCCGGAGTTGGGACTCAGATATGGATCTTACAGTAGATATTCCACTTGGTGGTGGTAATGATATTGAAAAAATGACATTTTTAGAGAATATTGCAAAAAAGCAGGAATCACTGCTGCAACAATTCGGTCCTGATTCTCCGATTGTCAATCTTAGACAATACTATCATTCTCTCTCCAAGATAGTGCAATTAGCCGGGTTTCAGGACCCATCTATATTCTTTAGTGATCCTGCTCAGTATCAACCTCCCCAAAACCAGAAACCGAAACCACCGTCACCAGAGGAGCAGTATATTCAGATACAAGGCCAAAAAATGGTAAATGATTCTAAAAATGATGTAGCCAAACTTGAACTTGAACGAGAGAAAATGATCCGTCTTGATGACAGAGAGAAGGACAGAAACGAAACCCAGGCTCAGTTATCAGTGATGGATATGGAAGCAAAATACAACACCAGGCTGGATACTGAGAAGATAAAGGCCAACCTGGAGAGAAATCGTGAAGCAGGAAAAGAGAGAGCAGCAATGATTCAGGCCCAGCAGCAGATGCAACAACAGATGCAAGCTCAAGCTCAAGCTCAAGCTCAACAGCAAGCACCTCCACCTCAAGCACCTCCAATGCCACAAATGCCCCCCAATGCCTAAACATGTTTTTGACCAGTACAGATCAGAACTGACCCAGGGTAGACCGGATACCTGGTATGACCCTATCAGGTCTTATTTAGGCACCCTTCCCGAATGGGACACAACTCTCTCAGGAACCTCAGATGATGCTACTTATCTC